TTATCTACAAAAGTTTCAGAACAGAATATGAGTTACTGAATGACTTTATAAACTGGTGGATGATTGAGACTAATACTCCTGAAGTTGTGACTGGATGGAATAGTGAACTATACGATATGCCTTATTTGGTGAGGCGTATTGATCGCATTCTTGGTGAGAAGTTAATGAAACGACTCTCACCTTGGGGTTTGGTAACTGAACGTGAGACTATTGTAATGGGTCGTAAACAGATCTCTTATGATGTTGGTGGTGTCACTCAACTTGATTATCTGAACCTGTATAAGAAGTTTACTTATAAGACGCAAGAGTCTTATCGGTTGGATTATATTGCGAGTGTAGAACTTGGGCAGAAAAAACTAGACCACAGTGAGTTTGATACATTTAAAGATTTCTATACAAAGGGGTGGCAGAAATTTGTAGAATATAATATCATTGACGTGGAACTTGTTGACCGTATGGAAGACAAGATGAAACTGATTGAACTCGCAATCACTATGGCATATGATGCTAAGGTGAATTACAATGATGTGTTCTATCAAGTTCGTATGTGGGATGCGATCATTTACAATTATCTCAAAAAGAGAAACATTGTAATTCCACCCAAAGAACGTTCAGACAAAAACGAAAAATATGCGGGTGCGTATGTTAAGGAACCGATTCCGGGAAAGTATGATTGGGTTGTGTCTTTTGACCTTAACTCTCTCTACCCTCACCTTATTATGCAGTACAACATCTCTCCAGAGACACTCCGTGAGACCAGGCACCCATCAGTTACAGTTGATAAGATACTTAACGAAGAACTGACCTTTGAACTGTATAAGGACAGTGCAGTGTGTGCTAATGGTGCAATGTATCGTAAAGATGTTCGTGGGTTCCTACCTGAATTGATGGAGAAGATTTATAAGGATCGCACCATCTATAAGAAGAAAATGCTTATTGCAAAACAGGATTATGAAAAAACTCCGACTAAGGCATTGGAGAAGGAGATTGCAAGATGTAATAACATTCAGATGGCTCGCAAGATTCAACTCAACTCTGCATATGGTGCTATCGGTAATCAATATTTCCGTTACTACAAACTGGTCAATGCGGAAGCGATTACGCTTTCTGGTCAAGTCTCTATCCGTTGGATTGAGAATAAGATGAATGGATTTCTAAATAAGATTTTGCAAACCGAGGAAGTAGATTATGTCATTGCATCTGACACTGACTCAATCTATCTTAATATGGGACCTCTTGTTGATAAATTTCTTAGTCATAAGTCTGACGATAAAACAAAAGTTGTTCAGTTACTTGATAAGATCTGTGAAGACAAGTTGGAACCATTCATCGAACAATCTTATACGGAACTTGCGGATTACGTTTCGGCATATGAACAGAAGATGATTATGAAACGTGAGAATATATCAGAACGTGGTATTTGGACTGCGAAGAAGAGATATATTCTCAACGTATGGAATAGTGAAGGAGTTCAGTATTCTGAACCCAAACTTAAGATGATGGGTATTGAGGCAGTCAAATCATCTACTCCTGCACCTTGTAGAACGATGATTAAGGACGGTCTCAAGTTAATGATGAGTGGCACTGAAGAAGAAGTAATTGACTTTATTGATAAATGTCGTAAAGAATTTAAGGCACTTCCACCAGAACAAATTGCATTTCCTCGTTCAGTATCGGATGTTGTGAAGTATAGATCTTATGCTAGCATCTATTCTAAAGGAACTCCAATTCATTGTCGTGGAGCATTGTTGTTCAATCATTATATTAAAGAGAAGAAACTTGATAATAAATATTCACTTATTAATAACGGTGAGAAAATCAAGTTCATTTATCTGAAGAAACCAAATATTATTCAGGAGAATGTCATCTCATTTATTCAAGACTTTCCACATGAACTCGGTCTTGACAAATACATAGATTATGAATTACAATTTGAAAAGAGTTTTTTGGACCCACTCAAATCTATTCTTGATGCGATAGGGTGGAATGTAACTAAGATAAATACTTTAGAAAGTTTTTTTATGTAAAGTATGACCATGGGCAAATATTATACTTATGCCTATTTGCGTGAAGATGGAACTCCTTATTATATCGGTAAAGGATTAAAAAACAGGAAATCTAAAAAGCATTTTAGAAGAAATGGAAAAGTATTTTCTCCTCCATCAGAAGATAAAATAATTATTCTCAAACAGAATTTAACTGAAAAAGAAGCATTTAAGCACGAAATTTATATGATTTCCGTTTTGGGTAGAAAAGATTTGGGGACTGGTATTTTGAGAAATTTGACTGAAGGTGGTGAAGGGAGTAGTGGATATAAACACTCCGATGAATTTAAATCTAAAATTAGAAAAGTTCAGAGTGGTAGAGTTATTTCCAATACAACTAAAGAAAAAATGAGAAATGCAAATCTTGGAAAAGTTTTATCTGATGAACATAAAAAAAAGATTGGAGAATCGCAAAGGGGGAAAGTTGTAAATGAGGAGGTTAGAAAAAAAATAAGTAATACACTAAAAGGAAAAAAACATAGTCCAGAAAGAATTAATAATATAAGAAAGGGAATGGGATGTGAAACTTATAAATTCATTTCCCCAGAAGGTAAAATAATTGAAGTTGATAATATGACGCAATTCTGCTATGATAGAAATCTACAGCAAAGTTGTATGTCAAACATCTGGAACAATAAAAGAAACTTTCATAAAGGATGGAAAAAAGCATAATGGATTTTTTAAAAGACATAGTAAAGGAAATCGGAGATGACTTTACCAAACTGGCAGCAGACATTGACGAAACTGAAACATACGTTGACACTGGTTCGTTCATCTTTAATGCTCTTGTATCTGGCTCTATCCGTGGGGGTGTTTCTGGTAATAAAATCACTGCAATTGCTGGTGAAAGTTCTACTGGAAAGACTTTTTTCTCACTCGCAGTGGTCAAGAACTTCTTGGATACTAATCCCGATGCATATTGCCTTTATTTTGATACTGAGGCAGCTGTCAATAAGTCACTCTTAGAAAGCAGAGGAATTGATCTCACACGTCTTGTCGTGGTCAATGTAGTAACTGTTGAGGAGTTCCGTAGTAAGGCACTCAAGGCAGTGGACATGTATCAAAAAGCACCTAAGGAAGATCGCAAACCCTGCATGTTTGTGCTAGACTCTTTAGGAATGCTTTCGACTGAGAAAGAGATTACTGATGCACTCAACGAAAAGCAGGTTCGTGATATGACAAAATCACAACTGATCAAGGGTGCCTTCAGAATGTTGACACTCAAGTTGGGACAGGCTAACATTCCAATGATCGTTACCAATCACACTTATGACGTTATCGGTTCTTATGTTCCTACTAAAGAGATGGGAGGTGGTAGTGGCCTTAAGTATGCTGCCTCTACCATTATTCATCTTAGCAAGAAGAAAGAAAAAGATGGAACAGAAGTCATTGGAAATCTTATCAAGGCAAAGACTGCTAAGTCACGTCTGAGTAAAGAAAACAAGGATGTCACTATTCGTTTATTTTATGATCGTCGTGGTCTTGATAAGTATTATGGTTTACTTGAGTTAGGTGAACTTGCCGGAATGTGGAAGAACGTTGCCGGTCGTTATGAGATGACCGTTAATGGTGAGACTAAAAAAGTTTATGCCAAGGCAATTCTAAAAGATCCTGAACTATATTTTACGGAAGAAGTAATGCAGCAACTTGATGCTGCCGCGAATAAAGAATTCTCTTATGGTTAAACTTTCCGATTTAATTCGAATTCATGAAAATTCTTTAGAAGAAAATATTTGTGATGAATTAGTTTCTTTTTTTGAATTAAATTCTGATGAGCATGAAATTTTGGATAATAGTGGAACTCCAAATTTCACTCAACTTAATATAACTAAAAATAGATCTAAAATTGAGAAGGTGCATGATCATATTATAAAAAAAATTTTTGAATATAGGGACAAATACTATAACTATGTTCATAAAAATGTTTTTCCTGAATCACATGCATTTGAAGAATTTAGAATAAAAAGGTATAATATTGGAGGAAATGATCGTTTTGATACTCACGTTGATGTTAAAGAATATCCTACTGCTAGAAGATTTTTATCTTTCTTTTGGTATTTGAATGATGTCGAAGAGGGTGGAGAAACTGAATTTTCTGATTTAATTATTAAACCAAAAAAAGGAACACTAATTATTTTTCCTCCACTTTGGATGTTTCCTCATAAAGGAAATCCTCCAATAAGTGAATCAAAATATCTTTTAAGCACATATTTGCACTACACATAATGGAACGAATTGAGACTACAATTCTCAGAAACTTAATATGTAACGAAAATTATTCTCGCAAAGTTATTCCATTTATAGAACCAACATATTTTTTGCAAAGAGGTGAAAAAGTAATCTTTGAGGAGATTACTCATTTCATCGTGAAGTATGGTTCTGCCATTACAATCGAAGCACTAAATATTGAGGTTGAAAATAGAACAGATCTAAACGAGAGTGAGATTAAAGAAACCAGAGACATCTGCAATTCGTTCACAGATCTCCCAATAGATAATGAATGGTTATTGGATACCACCGAAAAGTGGTGTCGTGATCAGGCAATTTATCTTGCATTGACGGAATCGATTCATATTGCGGATGGAAACGATGAGAAGAAAAGTAGGGATGCCATTCCTTCTATTCTTTCTGATGCACTGGCAGTTTCTTTTGATAACAACATTGGACACGACTACTTAGAAAACTATCAAGAAAGATATGAGTACTATCACAGGAAGGAGGAGAAGGTTTCGTTTGATCTCGAATACCTTAACAAGATTACGAGCGGGGGTATATCTAATAAAACTCTTACTATCGCGCTTGCTGGTACAGGTGTCGGCAAGTCTTTATTCATGTGCCATGTTGCTAGCTCCGTGTTGCTCCAAGGGAAAAACGTTCTCTACATTACAATGGAGATGGCAGAAGAGAAAATTGCTGAACGAATTGACGCGAACTTATTAGATGTTGCTATTCAGAACATTGTAGATTTGCCCAAGTCAACGTTTGAGAATAAAGTAACTAAGTTGGCAGCAAAAACTCAAGGCACACTTATAATTAAAGAATACCCTACAGCATCTGCACATAGTGGACATTTTAAAGCACTTCTTAGTGAACTTGCACTTAAGAAGTCATTTAGACCTGATATTATTCTCGTTGATTACCTTAATATATGTGCTTCCTCAAAGTATAAGCAGAGTGGTTCTATTAATTCATATTCATATATTAAGTCTATTGCAGAGGAACTTAGAGGGTTGGCTGGACAAGCCAAGGTCCCTATCGTATCTGCCACCCAGACCACTCGTTCTGGTTTTGGTAGCTCTGATGTTGACATTACTGACACTTCTGAGTCCTTTGGTCTCCCTGCTACTGCTGATCTTATGTTTGCCCTTATTAGCACTGAGGAACTTGAACAGATGGGACAGATAATGGTGAAGCAATTGAAGAATAGGTATAATGATACTGTAGTCAATAAGAGATTTGTGATTGGAATTGATCGTGCCAAGATGCGTCTTTATGATTGCGAACAGTCAGCACAAGATAATATACTTGACTCTGGACAGGAAGAAGAGTATAATAACGAGGATAGACCGAAGAAATCATTTGAGGGATTTAAATTTTCATGACTGTAAATACTGATGCATATCTTGAGTTCGTTGATGCTGTTACATCAGAACAAAGCAAAGACTTTGAGGCACTAGTCTATCGTCTTCAAGAACTAGAAGGACAAGAGTTTCCTAGTGAGAGATTACTCACTGCTGCTGTAGGAATGTCTGCTGAGGCAGGTGAGTTTACTGAGATCGTCAAGAAGATTATCTTCCAGGGTAAACCTGTCAATGATGAAAATATGTTTCATATGAAGCGTGAACTTGGTGATATTATGTGGTATGTTGCACAAGCATGTATGGGGCTCAATGTTTCTCTCGATGAAGTCATTGAGATGAATGTTGATAAACTCAAAGCACGATATCCTGGTGGAGAATTTTCCGTAAAACATTCCGAAGTCCGAAAGGAGGGAGA